GTTTTTGTAATGTAGGCTAGAGTTTACTGTCCCTTCGGACGTGGGGGGCCTAGTGCCCCTAGTACAGTTTAGAGTCTGCGAATCCCTATGTCTAAACACAGGCTAGAGTTTAGTGTCCCTTCGGACCGGTGTCACTTACCAATAACAAAATTCAGTACCGCGAATACGCATCAACGATCGTTTGAAATTTGTGTTCTGGAGAGCAACACCATGGAGTCGCTTGACGACATCATCAATCAATGGAACGTACTTTTGGAAGACCACTTCTCCGTGCATCGACAGCTCTAAACACGCTGTCTCACATACACGAATATAGTCATCCAACTTCATCCCTCTCTCAGTGTACACAACCGATTTCAGGATGGACTCAAGTTCCAAGGGGCAAACATCGTACCCATTGATGAAGGAAAAGCCCCTCTTTAAAAAAGAAAGGTCACTCCACATCAAATGTGACTGGGGATAATCCAAAGGACTCGTCTTGTCGCCGTTGGTGATTGTAACACCATAGTACGCCAACGTCAACGCAAAGTCTTTTGAAGTAATACCATCAAACTCATGAGTCAGTCCCGCAATGATGTCATCTCCCATCGTGATGACAACATTCTCCTGAAAGAATCTTAAGAAATCGAATGACCCGGTCTGATACTTAATCAAAACAATCGGATCAGGGGAAGCCCAAGAGGGATTAGCCTTCTCAAGAGCAAACCTTGCCACACCCATGCCAAAGAAGATCTTGTTGCAAAAGTTCGCGATATCGATCGTCAAAGGATGTCCTGAAGAGATCATTGAAAGCCAAATAAAAATGGCCCCACTGTTCCAATGTGCAGACTCAGTGACGGTGCTCCTCACCCATCGGCGGACACGCTTGACAGACTCACTCTCATCACGAGGATAAGTTGAGTCCATAATGTCAAACGCAGCTTCCAGAACCTGCTTCCAGATCTTCGTATCCCACTTCTTATAATCAAAAGCGAGACGGTTCGACTTTCCTTCCAGCAGCTTACGTAACAACCCACAACTCGTATATGGGTTGTAACCCTTCGCACAGCCATTGTATAGGACCTTATCAGACTCCATCATCGAACCCTGCAAGGCACCGTAATACATCCTACTGATGACCACCAGTCGCAGGTCCGCTCCTGAAACAAGACGTGTGTCTCCTGCCATAGCCTTGGTCTCACTGACAACCTCATCTTTCAGAGTATCGGTGAAAACCACCATCGGTCTGCCCCCAGCTTCAATCTGGCTGAGCATCTCAGAGACACTCGTCCTCAAAATATCAATGTCAGGACCATACACGGAACGATCTTCCGTGTTCCCCAGGAAATTCTGCTTCCCACGTCCAGGTGTTTGACCATAAAACTTCATAACTCCTGCAGACGTGTTCCGCGTTATCCCCGGGAAGTCCAACTCTGGAACACCTTGGATAGCTTCATCAAACGTCAACACACGAGAGCCAATACCGCCCTTATTGTATGTGTGTACGCTCAATGCTTCAACAATATCATCCAACAAATCTTGGTTCATCATAACGCAAGAACCGGTGTAATTTGCTTGAGCCTTCTTCATAGGATCTACAAGAACACCATTGATTCTGAATGGTTTTGTCTTGGAGGGTGCCTTACCAAGAGTGCCAAACACTTTGACCATCTCTGGAATGGCATGATGCTTGTTCTCAAGGTAAACGCTCTGCTTCACTTGAGCCAAAATGATGTTACTAGAAACGTCCTCCTTCGCCCGAACAAAATCCTCAGTCAATGCCTGAGGACTTAGGACACCCGGAACATCAGATACCTCAAATGGGCGATCAAATGTCTTAACCGAGTCGAACTGGTTACGAGACACACAAATTGTCATCGCATGAAACCCATTGCCAGAGGCATGGATTCCTGCAAAGAAAGCATTACCATCATCACACAAGATGAACGTAGGCGTGCCGCACATTCCCCTGAATGAGGCATATGCAGCCCCATACGCCGCCGTCATCACATACTCATTCCCATGTTCGTCACTATAGGTCTTGTTCCCAGTTGGGATTAAAACCGCATTGTAAACAACGGGGATTTGAGACAGTGAATTAGGCACGACAATTGCACCTTGCACCTTGTTGTAAGATGCTGCATCCGATGGACGCGCTTCAGCAATATGGCGTCGAATATCCTTGTAAGAATTGAAAAGGTTTCGTGGAAACTCAACCATAATCACATCCTCAATAGGACTTCCCTCCACATGGTGCTCATTCGCAAAGTCGACACACATACCTTCCAATTCACAAAGAGGAATGCTAACTTTATGTCCTTTGGCCCTCAACGGATGTAACGTCAGAAGCAAGCCAGGGGACACACGTCCAAGCTCAACAAGGTGGTCCATGATGTGATGGTTGGTTATCATCGTAGTACCAGCAATGAACACTCCAGACCCAATAACCTGGTCTGGATTATCACTGGTTGTTAGACGAACCATATTCTTGAGAATCATCTGAATAGTCTCGTTATGAGATACTTTAAGTACCTCAGCACTCAACGGTCCAAGTGACTTCTCAACAGACTTCTTCATCACACGCGCATACTTCCTCTGAACGCGTTTATTTCGCGCGCGCGCCTTATCATAAACCTCTGGGATGAAACTCATCACCATAGGTACAATCGTGGCGGCGAAAGAACAAACTGTCCCAAGAAGCACGAGACCGGATAGACCAATTGCCCATGTCCACTTCGAATCCAAAGGATCCATCGTGAACTTGATGAACTCGTCTCGAAGCACAGTCAATGACTCCTTGACAACTTCAAGTGAATCAGTAACTTTCAACCTCCCAGTCTCATATGCCCACTTAACAGATTCCATCACTCCAACTCCAAGCCCACCGATACGGTCCCGTAACTTGATGAAAATGCTGTCCGGTGCAGGTGGTGCATCGGGCATTTCGAGCACTTCGTCAATTTCCCCGGCTGTAAGACCACGCTTCATCAATCCAACCCTGCCTGCTACTTCAAAGGTTTTCTTGAACCTGGCGTGCTCACGAGAACACTTCTCAACGTTGGCGACACACAAATCACACAATTCATCGAGTGTGTAGGCTCGTCCCTTGGCCAAACCAGTCTTGAAATCATGCTCATAGAACTCGTAAATGTTAGGGTCAAACTCCTCGCCCCTCTTAGATAAATCGAGTCTTCTCTGAGCAGGATTATCATAATCCCTAAGAGGATTCTTGGGATCAACTGGAATACAATACTCCTTCTTCCATGTTGTCAAGAAACCATGAATTCTCCTAGCAATGGCCCCAGGATCAGTCTTTGTCGGAAAACTATGCTCGTCCACCTGATATAGATTGGTGGTCATGAGCAACAACTTCGATGTGAAGTTCTTCGTCTTCTTATTCTCAATAGCAGCACATTCCAACGTGAATGGCACTCCATTGACCATGTGAATGACATTTTCCGATGCTGGTGATCCAACTGATGCACTGTCCTTAGTGGCAGCAAAGTCATCAACAACAGTGCACACATGACCATTATAATTATCAAAATACTGGTCATTGACATTGTAGTTGTAGACATGATTTTTGGGATGAAGAATATAATCCCTCAAATCTGCTTCTGCAACAATTTGCGGAAGAACTTGTGCCTTCAGATACTCCATGGCCATCGACTTTCCACATGCAGGTGGACCGACCAACGCCAAACAAAACGTCGGTGGCCTATAACCCTGCGCACTGAAAGCCGCGTCAGCAAAGTTAAACAGCTTTTGAATCGTAGCTTGCAACTGCTGTCCATAGTGGTACTGTGGGGTGTTAATCTGCGTCGATCTAAGCAATACCAATGCTTCGACCTTCATATCTCCAAGTCTCTTACTTAACTCAAAGGTTGGACGCAGTTCCCCAGATCTCCATTGGACCTCAATCTCCCTGACACGGGTCTCCAAGCTCTCAAAGCGAGGATACACATGACATCCGGGCGCAAAATTGAGCCCAGTCATGTTATTAAACCATGTCACGACATCATTCACAATACAGACAAAAGTCTCAACAGTCCAGGCAACTCCCTCACTGAGTGCCTTTGCTGCCTTACTCGTCTTAACGAATGCTGAGATCGCATCAGCAGTGGTCTTCACACCATTGAACGATCCAAATTGAATATAGCTCAAAATAATGGCAACAACTCTATAGCCAGTCTCACCGGGACTAAAACCCTCTGTACGGAGGGATTCAAACAAACCCGGTTCTGCATCATCATCATGAACAACTGAACCGAAATCATCCATCTCTCGTTCAACGGGCTCCGGTACAGCTTGGACCCCACGAGGCCTCATACCTAGAACCGATTGCATACAAGCAACAAGTTCCTTGATAAGGGCTGACTGGGTCGAACATAGACCAATGGATATTGTCATTGACCCAACAAACGTGGCCAACATCTTTATCCATCGCTTTTCGCTGTAATGATACGCAGCAAAACAAGCAATTCCAACAAGAACAAAGAAACCTGTCTTGGTGAACAAGCTGCTAAGACCTTTAGTCAATAACCCAGTGAGTACACTAGGACTGCTGACATCGTCAATAACACACTTGATCTTGTCAATCAACTCATTCGCAGCATCGAACGTCTTCTCACCGATGTTAATCTCTCCGGTAAGAATTGGACTATCCTTAAAGTCGGCGGCAACCTTCTGTATGCCTTCAGTTACCTCGCCTTTAAATTTCCCTTCGATGTCAATGATATGACGGAGTGGAATTCCATCTGTTAATCCCTCAGGGTGCAAATCAATGAACTCATACTTCTTAATTAGCGCTTCGAAGTACAATTCCATCTGCTCCCTTTCTTCAACAAATGCCCTTGTCAAAAATCTATTGCGCCACTCTTGGCGCAACTTTACCACCTCTTCATAATTAATTCCATCTCTTAGACGCAGAGTGAAAATAGTCATCCACTCAACAGTGGCCTGACGGTAAAGTTTTCTGCGACGAACAATCTCGCGAACCAAATCGTTACGTCCCACATGAACACGTTCGACAAGAGGCACAGCAATATCACTAAAAGTGACTGCGACTTCCTCATGAGGTTCGGTTGGGGGGCTAACGAGCATTTCAATTAATGACTCATCAGCAACGTTCTCAACGACAACACCTGCAACCGAGTCAATGAGCTCAACGAACACAGGCTCATTAACAACATCAGGATTTATCGTCTCAAGCTCTGCGCACAACCCAATCAATTCGTTCAAAGAATGTTCAAACGATCCAGCGTACAAGCCCGTGAGTCTACCGACAACCGAAAAGATGTTCCATGCAGTATGGATACCAAGGCGCGTGTAGAACGCCATGGGACACAAAAACAGAACAATATGCATCACCACAGACGGCACAACCAAAAGGTTACCATACACAAATAACTGGTACAACTTAATGACAACTTCAGTCACAAGTATCAAATAGCCAGAAAATGTGAACCTCATCATTTCCTCGTAAAATGGCACGACAAATGAAATCCAGAGGTTTGGACCAACTGCCAACACCGAGAACATGTGCGCAAAGAAAAAGAACACCTCAAAAATAACAGTGGTGAACACATCTCTGAACACATCAAATCGTGGAAACGCACTCGTCTTTTTGACACAGTCAGAAACATTTTCGCTAAAAAGCACAGCTTGCTTTCCAACATATTTGACTGCATCGACAGCAAAATCGCGCGCATAACCACACAACGCAAACAAAATCGCACAACCAGGAATTTTCTCTTCACAGAATCTATAAACTTTCTGGAGAAAACTCAACTTCTTATACTCTTCATCAGCTAATCGCTTACGCTCAGACATCCATTGCTCAAATAGAGCATTAGTATCAATTGAATCGGTCATTGTAAATTGTATCTGGTTCGTAAATTAATTGGGTTGCTGGTTTGATTTGGTACACGGGGTGCCACCCCGCAATGGGTAGGGATTTTACGCTAATCCCAACGAAAACGCTCACCAGGCAAAAGGTCCTGAAGTACCTACGCCCCGCAAAGTTGTTTATGCGCTTCTCCCAAACAACAAAATGGGAATGTCGTCTATGATCACCAGCCAATCTAACATGATGTACGGGTCGTTACGCCGTAAGTCACCACTAGCGTCAAATTGTTTTAATCACAGACTAATTCGCACAGTGAAGTCCAAAAGGTTTCGGAATAGTCCTAGACTGTAAGAGTACAGTCGGCACGGAAAAATCTAACTTCACAGACAGACGACTTATTTATTTCATGATATCATTATTTTTATTTGTTTTATCCATAACACCAATAGCCTCAAAGAGGGGTGCCAGGTGATGAAATCACTACTACCATTACGGTTTGGACTTTTTCCAAAGTCCGCAAAAATTGCTCATCTCACGACTCGCGCCCAAAAGAGTAATCAGGGGCTGTCCATATACTGGACAATCTGGGTGCTAACCAGATTCTTGGTCAAATATCGACCGACCTCACACAGAGGAATTGAAAAGCTCCCTCTTTAAAAAGGGTCCCTCCACACAAGAAGGGGAGATCTGGCACTCACCAGACCAATTCCGACAAAAGTCGGAATACTCCCGAGAAATCAGGTCTCTCGCAACAAGAGAGGAGAATCGACACAAAATCGATCCGAGTAAACACACATAGAACGTGTGCACAAATAGATGTTACTTATTTGATTACAAAAGACTACATATTCAGACTTGCAGGACCGGAGCCCTGGTTTGCCC